AGGATGGTAAGATTGAGGTTTGTCCCCTGGCCTACATGCGAGGTCGTACGTTTGATGATGCTTGGATCATCGGGGATGAGATGCAAAACTCCACCCCGAGTCAGATGAAGATGCTCCTGACTCGGATCGGTTTTAATTCAAAATTGGTAATTGCTGGAGACGTCATGCAGCACGATCGGGGTTTTGAGCATAATGGACTTTCTGATTTGATTCTAAAATTGACAGAGTCTGAGAATATCCAGCATATCCAATTTACCGAGGCTGATATTGAGAGACACGAGGTGATCAAGGAGGTCCTTCGGATGTACCAGTAAAAAATTCGTGTTCTGCCCGAGACAGGCCTTGGCCGACCTAGACTAAACCACCCAAAAACACCATGGCTCTCCAGATCCTCCACCAGCTCGAAGCCGCTTCTGGCCGCCTCGAGAAGGAGGCGATCCTCAAGGCTCACGCGACCGACCCAACCTTCAAGGAAGTCTGTCGCTTGACCCTCGACCCTCTTATCAATTTCTATATCAAAAAATTGCCCGAGGCGGGTGTAGCGCGGCCGGGTTCTGACACGTGGACCCTGAGCGAGGCCCTCGAATCCATCAAAAAGAACCTTGCGACGCGCGCGCTTCGCGGAAAGGAAGCTACGACCTATGTCCACGGCCTCTTGACGTGCCTCAAGCCGGACGACCGGGAGGTCCTTCGGCGGGTCTTGGGCCGGAGCCTCAAGTGCGGCGTCAGCGAGAGCACGGTTGAGAAGATCTGGCCGGACCTGAAGCTCAGCTACCCCTGTATGCTCGTGAGCCCTCTGGATTCTAAAACAAAATTGACCTTCCCTATGATTGCACAGACCAAGATGGACGGCATGCGGTTCAACGCGATCGTGGAGAACGGGCAGGTTTCGTACCGGTCGCGGGCCGGCAAGGAGCTGGACCTGTTCGGTGTGCTCGATGCTGACGTCATGAACCTCACTGCCGAGACGGCGTATGTGCTAGACGGCGAGTTGCTGATGGCCGGCGCCGACGGCAAGCCCATGGACCGCAAGACGGGCAACGGCCTCCTGACCAAGTTCCAGAAGGGAACGGGCACGCCCGAGCTTGCAAAGCAGATCCGGGCGGTCGTGTGGGACATCGTGCCCCTCTTCGCCTTTCGGCTGGGTCGGTGCAGCACGGGGTACCGTGAGCGTCACCACATGCTGTACCCTCGGCAAGTTGGCGCGATCCAGGTTGCGCCAATTACGATTGTGAATTCTATGGAGGAGGCGCAGGTGCTCTACCAGCAGAAGCTGATCGAGGGTGAGGAGGGCCTGGTCCTCAAGGACCCCAAGGGCCCGTGGGAGGACAAGCGGGTCAAGCACCAGATCAAGATGAAGGCGGAGCTCGAGGCGGACCTGTTGGTCACTGGGTTCCTCCCGGGCTCGGGTAAATATGAGGGCAAAATAGGGTCCCTGCTGGTCGAGACGGCGGACGGTCAAGTCAAGACTGCGGTCGGCACGGGCCTCAGCGACGAGGAGCGCTCGATGCCCTTTAGCAACTTTTCGAAGAGGATTGTGGCCGTCAAGTACAACGCGGTCATCACAGACAAGAAGACGGGCCTCAAGTCCCTGTTCCTCCCGGTCTTTGTGGAGATCCGCGATGACAAGAGCGTAGCAGATGTTATCTAGAATGAAATTCGTGTGATGTGAACCTTGGCGCGAGCTCGCTCTTCAACGACGACGGGACTCTTACTGCACTGGGAACCATGTACGCCGCCTTGTAAAAAGCGCGTCTTGTGGGAAGAGCAAGTTAAAAAACATGAACGCGGTGAGAATAAATGGTAGCTCCGAGTCAGGTGCACCGCCTATTTACACACGAGGATCGTCACATCATGCATATGCACAAAACTCTCGGGTCCCTTGTGCTTGGTCATATTTTTTACAGAATGAATTTGATTATTAAATTCGGGGACTCGGGTCTGGCCACGTCTCCATGGACTCCTTACTGGATGGTAATTCATGCACTCTTACATGTATCGTCGTTTCAGTTTCGTCTCCCAGGGAAGCGCAACCGGACCTATAACATCATTTGGCCTGAATTCCGGCTGCACAGTATGCTATTCGCATACCGTTCTATACTCGCCGTCTTGCTGATGTGGATGGGTGGCTATTGGAATCATGCACTCCGAGGTCCGCTCGTACTGGTCACGATGGTCGCGGCCGACGCGGTCTCCAATTTGTATGCACAGGATACGACGATGCGCGCCAACCCCTACCCGGTGGGTACCAGTCCAGAGTTCATCCTATGGCATAATCGTTTCTATAGCGCGAGCCAATTTGGGGCTACGATGGGTGTAATGTTCCGAGGGGCTGACTCGGCGTTTTTGGCTCTCTTGCCTATTCAGACGGCTCCGTTTCTCATGACCCTCGTGAAAAAGGGTATATTGAATCAAGCCGAGTGGCACATATGGTATACGGTCGCCTTGCTCACGAACTGGGTTCACGCCATTTTTGGCCAAGGAAACGACGGCAACACGGTATCTACAGTTGCATATCAGACCATCTTATGGAGTGCGGTTGTTGCTAGGCTTTACTACCGTGTCGACAAATACGCCATTTGGGGCGGCGCTTGGGCCCTCAAAGAGGTTATTCGGATGTACCAGTGAAGAATTAGTGTCCTGTGCGCTTCAGGTTACCCGAATGGCTTTGGCCAGCCACCCAAAAGCCTTTGACCAAACCAAAATGGAGGATTGCCCCGTGTGCTGCCAGGCGCTCGAGTGGTGGCCCACGGCTACGACCACATGCGGCCACAAATTCCATAAAGACTGCCTGACCAAGTGGCGATCGATGGGCAAAACATCGTGTCCCATGTGTCGGCACTCGCCCGTCGCCGTGAAGACGACGACGTGTTCACGAGCCACGTGTCAGTCTCCGGCCTTAATAGGGCGTGGGATGTGCATAGACCACATGGTCCAGAGTCACTTCAACTTCATCCCTTGTGAAAACTAATTTTAGTTTGAAATTGTAAAAATTCGCGTCCTGTCTAGGCCTAGAGTCTCAAAACCTAGAAAGACAAACACACTAAAATGCAGGCACTCTTCAAGTTTCGCGCTGTACCGAGGAGCTTTGTTCGGTCCGTGATGGGCAAACCCTATGCCGGTGATGAATGGGAACTATGGAGGGCGAAGGAGGTGGCGGAACAGAAGAGCAGCACGCCTGTACCGGAGAAGTTCACAAAGTCGTTTCAAGACTACCTCAACTCAAGGCTCACCTATGAGGAAATGATGAACCAGTCCGATGCAGAGAAGAAGAAGTCCTCACTCAAGAAAATCTCCACCGGGGAGGAGGCACTGTTCGACCAAAGCCTCCGAGATTGCCCCACATCTCCGCCCGTGTAGAAGTTTTCAGTTGTTGGCAAACCCCTGTAACATGCGGTTCAGGTTCCGTTTTTCCGCAGCCCGCTTGGCTGCGATGGCGCGGAACCCACTCGTGGGAATAGTTCGTACTGCGATCGACATGGTTCCATTTGGACCAGTGACAGGTACGAAACGTTCTTTGTTTTGTTTCTTTCGCTCGAGAAATCCTCTGACGTGTGCCTGTACTGTCGTCGCTCGACGCTTATTGACTCGAGCCTTGCCTCTCAAAAGCGTTTCCTTCCGACGTTGTTCGGAGGCATTGTTGTTCTTTTTTAGTTCAGCCTTGATGGCGTTCAGGCCTTTGCGGATCGTATTGTAGTTCTTTTGAGTATTCGCGTTCAGAGTACTTCTGTTCATATTCTTAAGGTTATTGATCAACCTCTGGTAATTTTGATTCGATTTCTCCATGGAAACGATCAGACGCATAAGAGGTTTGAGAGCCACGGTGGTCATTAATATAAACTTGGATAAAAATTCTTGTCGTGTCTCAGTCAGATGCATCCCGCTGGTTATTCAAGTGAATGAAATGGTAAACACCTTTGTTCCTTTTGCGGACATCGAGGCGTGTGCCAAGGCTCTAGACTACCGGAGGCTCGGAAAACAACGGGTAGAAGCCTACCAGTTATGGAGAGCTCTGCGAGGGCTGACGAAAGGTTGGGTCAATCATCCCGCGACACATATGTGGAAAGGGCATACGTGCTTTTTGGCCATGTACTGTAATGGGATGATTGATGAATGGATTGCTCGTGGATACCGGAACAATATGCAAAAATTACCTCACTGTAAGAACCCTCGCCCACCGTGGTGGTGGGGGTGGGACCCTATGCACATGTCGCATCAAGCCTCGCTGGTCCGCAAGAACCCAGGATATTATGACTTTGAGGTTGGGGAGTACGCCAATTGGGGATACGTCTGGCCGTCCAAGGTGGACCGAACCGACCTTTCCCCACCTCTCGACAGAATTTGCACACCCCTGAATTCTGGAACAAAATTGATCCTCCCACAAGTAGAGACTTAATCTGTGTAAATACAAAGATGTACTGGTACTGGCGGGGTCGTTTCCCGGTTCATATATTTCAGTCCCTGTTCCCTCGCATGCGCCTCGCGAAAAGTTGTCCCAATTTTGAATCAGAATAGTCAGACCCTCCCTGACTTGATAAAGATATACGGGAACGAGCGGAGGGCGATCGAGTCTGACCCGAGCCTCGCGTGCGTGAACAAGATTTTTGAGAGTGAAATTGCGGGCCTCCAGATATAAAGAACTCGA